CGGAAACTACGTGAGAAACTTGGGCCAAGTAATAATATAGCCCAGGATTTCGCGCAGTTCTACCAGGTTAGCAACCTTATAGGGAATAACCTTACGAGGATTGCTAAATCTGTGATGGCGCTCAGACAGGGTAACCTAGCTGAGTCCATAAGTACGCTGTGGCACGGCCAGAAACCTGTGTTCCGAAGAGGGAAGCATCCGCGACCGGAAAACTCAATAGCTGATAATTGGCTAATGATGCAGTACGGTTGGAAGCCTCTTCTCGAGGATATACACGGGGTAATGGAGTCGTTGAAGAGGTATAACCTCGCCGACGAGACTGTTTACACCATCAGGTCTTCTGCAACTAATGAGAGACATACGCATGAGCCGGGATTCCTCAATGTGGCGGGACCTCGTACTTACACCGGAGCGAAGGGCGAAATTGCCCAAACTACGGTGCGGTATGGGTTACGTTACAGAGTGGCTAACCGACTTAAAGTATTTCTCCAGCAGACTGGCTTTACAAATCCTGCGTCCCTAGCGTGGGAGGTACTCCCGTGGTCATTTGTCGTAGACTGGGCACTACCCATCGGGCCTTGGATTGACTCTTTTACGAGTTATTCCGGCCTTGAATTTATTGATGGGTGGAAGAGCATAGTTACGGAAGTGATCACAGATTGGAACACGAGTTACTGTGGGAAGCTAAACGTGTCGGACCCGAACGATGTGCAGATGATCTCGTACTATGGGACCCTGCGGAAAAGGAGCGTGACGTATGCGCGGACGAGGCTTACTGCCTTTCCGACATCGCCTGTTCCTGAACCAAAGAACCCTATAACTATGACTCATGCTGCAAACGGTTTGGCCCTTCTCGTCTCGGCCTTTAACAAGCCAATTTCGGCTTCCTTCAAGAAAACTCTAGGGCTTAGTTCTTAACCTGCTAGTAAAGGAGCAATTTAATGCCCGCCATAGGCAGCATTAAAACGTCGAGTATCCTCGGTACACTCACTCGTACTTCGAGTGCCACTGTTGGATTCGACAAAACGTTTAGCCCCGAAGGTATTGATACCAAGGGTGTTTCGCGATGGGTAGATCGATCGGGCGGTATTGCCGTCAATTTCCCCAGCATTTCTTTGTCCTCACGGAGGCCTACCAAGACTTCCAGAATGTACAAGGTTATGCTAAAAGTTGCTATGCCTACACCTGATATCACATCGCCCTCGACGGGTTCCGGTATACAACCGGCTCCGTCCAAAGCGTATGATAACGTGTGTATCATAGAGTTCTTGCTACCAGAAAGAGGTACGACGGCTGAACGGCTTGCTTTGTTCAACCACGTGCACTCGCTGTTTTGTAGCACGATCAACGCGTCAGACGACTTGCCCACAGATGCAACGGGCTCGCCGTTATTGGCCGTTGTGCAGGAC